GGCCAAGGTACGTCTCAATGGTACCAAATTGTCATTCATAACGATCCCAGTTACCACAATCGGCTTGACGTCCCGTGACATGTATTGCAACATCTGGCCATCGCTAATGCCGACCTTTTGCATTGTGTTGACGTGATTAGTTCCTACATCACGATTTACCATCTGCACATACATCCATTGGGTAATATCTACTCCAGCGTATGTGATGGTCATACCTGCTCGTTTCAATTAAACGGTTCCTCCTTTCCAATAAGCATTGAACCTGTCTGTTCTGTCGTTGTACTGCTTAACTTTTGGTGCAACTTTTGGATAAAACTGGTCGTCACCAACTTGCAGAACAAAGCTAAGTTTCGTGAGAAGATCAGCAATATTGTCCAGCTTCTTTCCTAAATCATCTGTACCGCTGCTTTCGCTTTCAGCAACCGCACCATTACCCAAGTTGTGATTGATGTTGGTAACAGCCTGTCCCAATAGTTGCCAAGCACGGCTTGTTTTAGTTAACGGTAGAATTGTTTCTGGACCATCTTCGCCAACAAGCGCATGGATTGGCTGTGTGATCAAGCCACCATTGGCGTAGCCGTGACCATTACCTAGAAATGATAATCCAGCACCATATCTAGCTTTTGCATAATGTAAGGCGGAAAGCAAGTTATCATAGCCATTCATGATGTTGCCGTGACCTGGAAATGCGTAGGCTCTAAATGTTCCTGGCTTAGTTTGCATTAAACCTGTAGCATTACCATCAGCTAAACCGTCATTACCACCAACAGCTCGCTGATTTCCTCCGGATTCAGTATTAATTTGGCGTAAAACTTTATTAATCATGGCTGAACTCGTGCTTAAGCCATTAGCCTTTAAGGCCTTCTCAACTTGGCCTTTCCAGCGCTTTGCGCCAGAACCGCTAGGTGCTTCTAGCGTGTCTTGCAACTTTTTAATGCGGTCAAATAAACCTGCTACACCTTTTACATTTTCATCACGTAAAGCTGCTGATGTATGTTGAGCCATTGATCCAACACCAGCAACAGAATTGACATCGAATATCTTCCCCGCTAAATTGGTGAAAAACTTCAATGGATTCCCAACTTTTTTCAGAATATTGCCAACTTTTGAGCTTACCTTGTCCCATACTTTTGATGCCGTCTTCTTAATCCCGTCAATAATGCCGTCAAGGCCGCCTAAGCCATTAGCATAGCCAGGCAAAACATGTCCCAGTTCTCCGGCTATTACCTTAGAAGTGTCGTTTGCGTTTAAGATGTAGTCACCTTGCTGTACTTTCGTCAGCTCGGGGCCATTAGCTCCCAACAGTTTATACGTACCAGCATAAGGCTTGTACTGAAGTTCGGGACCAGCTTCACCAACTAGTGCCATGCCATTCTTAACGGCACCACCATTTGCATATGCCAAGCCACCAATTTCTGTATAACCATAATTGCCAGAGCCAGTAGGTGCTGATTTTCCGCCAAAGAATTTGACAACTTTATTCCACCATCTGTTTAGACCGCTGAAAATGCTGTTTGTGCCTGTAGCTTGATGATGAGAAGCTTTCAAGCTGCTGTTAGCTTGCTTGCGCGCATGGCTAGTAACATTTTTTGATTGAGTGGCAGCATAATTACTAACACCATACATTTGCTGATATTGAAGATTAGTTGTTTTAGATCGTTGCTTGTCAATCGCACTAGTTGTGCTTTTGTACTGGTTAGTGGCATGTTTAGTGACGTTGTTATACTGGTCTTTTGCAGCTGAGGATGTGTCATCCCGTTGTTGTCTTGCCTTCCTAACGATGGAATTATACTGAGACTTTGAGATACTTCCTGTGTCTTTGTACTCATGAGTGGCTGTAGCGACTGTACTCTTATAGCGAGTATTGGCAGCATTGATAATGGCATCACGTGCTTGCCGGGCTGGTTTGACGGCTGCGTCATACTCTTTTTTAGCATTCTTAGCCGTGCTATTAATTTGCGCCAGAGACATCGTGTTTTTTCTCTTGTTAAATGCGGCCAATAGCTTTTCTTGTTGACTAGCACCAGACTTGACCATGGAAGTAATCTTGCTGTTGTTGGTCAACTGTTGCTTAGCATACTGATTAGCGTAGGATTTATATGAAGCCAGCAGTTCCTTGTTTTTTTCGTTTTCGTACCGCTTACTATTTGTCCCATATTTCTTAGCCAACGCCAAAAGTTTAGTTGTGTTACCGCTGGCAATCTTTTCAGACCGGTTGTAGTAGGCATTAGCACCCTTGGCCATGGTAGCATATGTTGACTTTTTAGCTTTTGCTTCTTCGGCGTCTGACTTCTTCTCTTTAGCTAGTCTGTCGTTAGCTTGCTTTTGAGTAAGCACGCCATCTTTTACCAGCTTCTGTAAATCTTTAGCTGATGCTTTTTCTTTTTTAGCATAGTAGCTATCAACTGACTTGCTCATTTTGGCATAGGTGTTATTAACTGATTTTTGTGCTGTTTGCATTGACTTAGGATCAGTGCTAAACGAAACAACTAGCTTCTTGGATAAAGCCTTGGTATATTTGGCAAATGAATCTCCCAAGGCCTTGGTATCAGAGCTAAGTTTGGGCGCTTTAACTGTGACACCTTTGCTGGCATCATCCATGGACTTCTTAATTGACTTGGCCCATCCCTGCGCAGTCTTAGTTGATCCTAATGCATCACCAATCGCTGCACCGATACCAGCACCAGCAGCAGTGCCGGCGCCCGGTATAACAGAGCCTAAAGCAGCACCTATTCCAGCGCCAATTGTTGTTCCTGTTCCTTTTGAAGCCGCCTTAATCTTTTCCTGTGAGCTATTCGAAGTAAGTGCTTGTACAATACTGCCCGCAACATCAATTCCAGCACCAATGCCGCCTATTTTGCCTAAGCCGCCTACAACTCGGCTGCCTAAACTGGCTTTTTCGGCATTAGCTGCAACTCGACTACCAATTTGTGGAGCAACGCTTCCCCGCCCTTCTGTAGTCGATTCTGAGGAACTGAATATTGAAAAGTTAGCCGCAATTTTTTTGAATAATGATCCATCGGCAAGCTGTTTAAACCCTCCAACAAGTTTAAAAATTGCAATTGAAAGCTTTTTTACATTGCTAATAGGAAGAACTTTTCCTGCAATGTTTACGGCAACAAGGCCTCCAGCAATATCGCCAAACAGCTTAGGATGCTTATCAGCAAATTCTCCTAGAGCCTTCAACAAAGGATCAAGTATTTTCAAGCCAGCAGTAAACGCTGTCCATGACAGCTTTGCCATTAAGCTTCCCGCAGAAGATATGGTTGTAAAAAAAGTCTTTATTTGGCCAGCATGGTCGGCTATTACTTGACTAGTTTTGGTAACAGCATCCGAAAGCTTGTCCATCATTTTGTCCATTGCTTTAGGGCCAGCAGATAGATCAAACGCTTTTGCAAAAGCAGATGTGATTGTGCTTAGGCCTTTGCTCATTGCTTGACCTAATTTGCCAAACTCTCTATCGGTATTTTTGTCCTGTGACCATCGACTGATAGCCCCAAGCACTGGGTTTTGAGCCGTTAAAAAAGGCTTTTCTATGTCGCCAATTAGCGCTGGGATGCGAGACTTGATAACCCGAGTCATGCCGGGGATAGTTTGCATCAAGTTTTCTGACGCTTTGCTATATTTCTGCCCTAATTCTTCGATAACATTAGTGGCGTCTTGAGCACTGATCTTGCCTGCACTCATCTGTGTACGAAGATCAGCCATAGTGAGCTTAGAATTATGCTGCACCTTCTGCTCATACTTCAGCATTGCATCGGCCATCATAGGAAACGCATCAGTTAACTGATTGAAGTCGCCAAGCTGGACAACAGATCCAGATAATGTATGTGTGAAGTCAAGACCTACCTGTTGAATACGGTCACCAGATAATCCAATCGCATCACCCATTGTCAGAAAGGCGGAAGTTAAAGCTTCGGTTTTGGGTTGGTTATCAAAGACATGATAAAACTGTTGGTTTAGTTCGTTTACCAAATCAGTATCTTGACCAAACTTGACGGCAAGTTTGTTAGTCATGTCAACCATTGCTTGCCCTTTTTCAGCATTACCAGTCAAGGTTAGCCAAATGGCATTCATTTGATCTTGCTGCTTTTCGTATTCCATACCAGCCGCAGCAGCTTCTTCAATTTTTCCTTTTAGCGTTTGCCAGCCGCTTGACAAGGCATTGGTGATAAGGCCGCCTTCAACAATTTTGCGAAGCAGACCCGGTGTCTTTTCGGCTTGCTTGTTTGTTCCCGATATAGCTTCCTTAACTCTGTTGAAAACAGATGGGTTAGCCTTGTCCATTTCAGTTTGCAGGCCATTCATTGATGACTTAGCCCTTGCTAAACTGGTAGCCGTTTCATCTATCCGCGTCTTCTGTGTACGCCAAGCATCGGAGTCTTTGCCACTAGCACTGGCAATTTTATCCAACTCGGCTGACTGCTTGGACAGTTGCTCATTCAGATTGGTAATGGAAGACTTATAGCCTTCCATTTTGGCTTTGTTGGCTTCTTGCTGTTTGCCCTCAGCCTCTAGGCGCGTCACATAAGTTTGGTTGGCACGTGAAGCCGCTGTGTACTCTTGCTGTAGGCCAGCCAAACCGGACTTTTGATAGTCCATCGCTTGCTTAGCACGGTCTTGCTGAGCCTGCATTCCGGCCAGTTGCTTAGTTGCACCATCAATTTTTTGCTGATACTTTAAAAACTGTTGAGCAGTTTCGCTAGTGTTACCCTTGAGTTCACTCTGCTTAGACTTTAAAGCATCAATCTTGGCCTGTTGTGACTCAATAGACTTACCCAAGCCAGCATATTTAGCTTGAGCAGCTCCAACTGCATCACCAGCAGATTTCATCTCTGCTTCTTGAGCTTTCCAAGCATTTTGGCTCGAACGAACAACTGCTGTTAATGATTTAACGGATTCGCTCGCCGACAATAGATCAAGGGCAATCTTGGTGCTCATTGTTGCATTAATTTGTTGTGCCACTTTAATCACCCTTTCTCTTTGTATTGCTTCCACATAATTGCCGGATCAATTGGACGATCTTTAGGGTTCTTTGCATTTAGCAAAGTTACAAATCCGAAATATTCCGCATCCCAGAATTGGTCACTAGTCCAGTGCATGTTGACCATTGCGTTTTGTCCCATATAATCAAAGTCTTCAAGCTTATTCTTTAATTCAAAAACTCGTTCTGGAGCACTAATTATCTTCGTCTTTACTTTTGCTGGCATCGGCCTTCTTTGCTGACATATCGATGTCTTCATCGCTAAGTCCTTGAACGCGAAGGGCAACTCTGGTAGCAATTTTTACAGTTTCAGCGAATGACAAATCGTCCAGCTTTTCTTTTTCTGCTTTGTTTAATTTAAGTGTATCGACAATAAAATCTGTATTGCTGTTGACCGCATTTAGGCTGGCATGAAGCTGCTCAGTAAATGATTTGTCCTCCACATCATCTGACTCGGCCATGCTGAGCTGGTACTTTAGTGTATTTCGCAGAATACGATTTGTTACTTTGACTTCGTGTACACGATTGCTAATTTGACTAACTTTGATTTTCATCTGTAATATCATCCTTTGTATTTGATAAGGTCACTGTGGTGAATCGGACACCACCAAGTTCACCAGAAAGCGACTTTTGAGCACAAAAAATAGCGCACGTTCGTGGGCCATTCATCGGTTGTTGCTATGAAATTGCGTCAGATTGCATCTGCCAGCATTACTTACCAGGAGTTGTAGTGGCACCAGCTGGCAATGCGTATCCACCGAATACTTCTTTATACATGTTTGCCTTGTCGAACCCGCTGTCAAGATCGCTATAAATTTTGTATGGCTGATTATTAAAGGCCATAGTAGACAGCGCTGTGTAGGTCAAAGTGTCATCCACGCGTCGTTCTGCTGCCGCATCAGTCTGAATGTTAGCTGCGGTTTCGGTCATAATGCCATCACCAAAGCCATAATAGACAAAGTGCAAACGGTCAATGGTTTGAGTGGTGATAAGTAAGGCCACATGAGCCTTCAAATCCTCATCCGTATAACCGCCCTTGCTATCACTGACAAAGCCTTTGATTTGCTGCTTGGTTTTGTAATCCAAGTTGTTAATATCCAAAGCTACTGATGGTTCTGAAGTACCAATGGTAACGTCTTGGACATTGTTGTTGCCATAGATCTTAGTAATGGTGCCTGCTAAGCCTGTAATGTTGGCAGTTTTAACACCTAAATCTTTGTGATCGACAGTATAGATACCGTCTGTGCCTAATCCTGCTCCAGTACCAGAAATAAGCTTTTGTTGTGAATCAACCAAAGCTACCTGGATTTGATATAAACCTACTGTTGCCATTTGAATTCCTCCTAAATATTCTTTGTTCTGCTGAAATAAAATGTGTTAAAAAGTTGCTGTGTGTCTGGATCTAATGTACGTTGTCTAACCGCAGCTACCTGCCAATGCTGATGAATAAAAGCCTTCATCATAGCTATCTCAATGGTTTCGGGGTCAGAATCAAGCAGTTGTGAGTACCAAATTTGTACTTCTACTTCCTGATTAAGCGCCCAGAAATCGTTGTTGCCATATGCAGTTGGATCATTTGCAGCATCAGTAATCAAAACAACAGTTTTGTTTAGACTATCGACTAATTCTTGCGGCAAATTGTTGCCTTCAACCGCATCAATACTGGCAATACCTGCTTGACTAAGCATTGTTACCGCATCATCTACAGCGCTCATTTATCCCCACCACCATTCAACTTGGCGATAATTGCTTTATATTTCTCTTGCTCGGCTGCAAATACTGCATCCTTGGCATCATCACGAGCATTGTCAACAAAATGGTCACCATTAATTTTCTTTGTCCCATCATTAAGAAAAAGTGCAACGAATGCCTTATCACCAAATCCAGCAACGGAATTACCATTGTGTTCTTTATCAATATCACCAGTTGCAGAGCTAATATCTTCACTAAGATGCCCATATTTACCACCAGTTCCCTTAGTATTTGGGTGTTTTTCTTTGGTGGTCTCTGCTAGCTTCTTGGCGTAAACATCAGCACCAGCCTTGGTAATCTTCTCTTGGTCATTAATAGACAATTCGGCAGCCTTTGATACTTGTTTAAGCCATTGACCAAGTGCGTCATCCATGTCCATTGCTACGCCCCCTTGGTAATCTTCATGAGGGTCAGATAATCGTACCTGATGGCATCACTGCTGTCGTCAGGGGACACATCATCAATGTCATACACAATACCGTCAAGTCGTGCCTGCTTCTGCGCAACGTTTCTGGCATCATGTCGGGTGATGATCGTGATTGAATTATCCAAGCGTGTGCCCACAAGCGTGTATTGCTGTGTGAGTGTTCGTTTCTGCTGTTTGAAATGCAGGCTATAAGCTGGAACAAAGCTAGTGATATTAATGCCTGCACCAGTCTTGTGTGATTGTGGAGATCCTAACTCAGAT